ATTTCATGTATCAAATGGTGATACAATTGATGTAGATTTAGTTAATATTGGCATTGATATTCCACCAGGAGGTTATATAACTGCTGTTATTAGTTCATCAAGTAACATGACACAGGCAAGTGCATCGTTCATTTATGTAGAAGATTGATAGGAGAATAAAATGAGTGACGTATATCTTGGTAATCCACTATTAAAGAAAGCAAATACTCCTATTGAGTTTACACAAGAACAAATCCTTGAGTTTGTTAAGTGTAAGGAAGATCCAGTTTATTTTGCAAAAAATTATGTGAAGATTGTAACCCTGGATAAAGGATTGCAACCTTTTCAGATGTATCCTTTCCAGGAAAAGTTAGTTAATAATTTTCACAACCACAGATTTAATATTTGTAAGATGCCACGACAGACTGGTAAATCAACCACTGTGGTGTCTTTCCTGCTCCACTATGCCGTCTTTAATGACAATGTTAACATCGGTATCCTAGCAAACAAAGCAGCAACTGCTAGGGAGCTCCTGGATAGGTTACAGACTGCTTATGAAAACCTACCAAAGTGGATGCAGCAAGGTATTGTTTCGTGGAATAAAGGTTCATTAGAATTAGAGAATGGTTCCAAGATTCTTGCTGCTTCAACATCTGCTTCTGCTGTTCGAGGAATGTCATTCAACATTCTCTTCTTGGACGAATTTGCGTTCGTTCCAAATCATATTGCAGATTCATTCTTTGCATCTGTTTATCCTACTATTACTTCAGGTAAAAGCACAAAAGTAATCATTGTTTCTACCCCACACGGTATGAATCATTTCTACCGAATGTGGCATGATGCGGAAAAGAAAAAGAATGAATATATTCCAACCGATGTTCATTGGAGTGAAGTTCCTGGGAGAGATGAGGCATGGAAAGCACAAACAATTGCAAACACATCCGATCAGCAGTTTAAAGTTGAGTTCGAGTGCGAATTTTTAGGATCTGTTGATACTCTTATTGCGCCAAGTAAACTCAGAACTCTTGTATATGATAGTCCAATAAAAAGAAGTGCTGGACTGGATGTATATGAGGAATCAAAGGATAATCATGATTATTTAATGACCGTTGACGTTGCTAGAGGTGTAAGTGAGGACTATTCCGCATTTGTTGTTGTGGACATTACAACATTCCCACATAGAGTTGTAGCAAAGTACAGAAACAACGAAATTAAACCAATGTTGTTTCCAAATATAATCTATGAAGTAGCAAAGAATTATAATAGTGCATATATTCTTTGCGAAGTAAACGATATTGGAGATCAGGTTGCGTCCATCCTTCAGTATGATTTGGAGTATCAAAATCTTCTTATGTGCTCTATGAGAGGTAGAGCAGGACAGATTGTTGGGCAAGGATTTTCTGGAAAGAAAACTCAACTTGGTGTTAAGATGTCCAAGACTGTCAAGAAGGTTGGATCTCTCAATCTAAAAACAATGATTGAGGAAGATAAACTCATTTTCAATGACTATGAGATTATTTCGGAACTTACTACATTCATTCAAAAACACAACTCCTTTGAAGCAGAAGAGGGATGCAATGATGACTTGGCAATGTGTCTGGTTATCTATGCTTGGTTAGTAGCGCAAGATTACTTCAAGGAACTTACCGATCAAGATGTTCGTAAGAGACTTTATGAAGAACAGAAAAATCAAATCGAGCAAGACATGGCACCTTTTGGATTTATCGATGATGGATTGGATAATATCAGTTTCGTAGACTCTGATGGAGATAGATGGTTTACTGACGAATATGGTGATAGAGCATATATGTGGGAGTATCTATCATAATGGATTTAGATGGACAAATTAGACTAGGACATTTATTACTTAATGATAGAAAGTGTAGAATTTGTGGCGAAATTAAAAATCTAATTGATGGATTTTACAGAACTAGAAAAGATAGAGGTGCAGTCCCATCATCATATTCATATGAGTGCAAAGAATGTACTATAAAAAGGGTTATTACATCTAGAATGGTATCTACAGTATTGGATAAATGGGAATATCCTGACTGGTAATTTGTTCATGCACCATTTCCCCATTTGAAAAGTAGATTTTAATAAATATTTTTTAGATAACTGATACATCAGGAGAAAAACATGGCGACTCCTCAATTATCTCCAGGCGTTCTCGTCAGAGAGGTTGATTTAACAGTAGGAAGAGCTGATAATGTTTTAGATAACATTGGAGCAATTGCGGGTCCATTCTCGATTGGTCCAGTTGACGAACCAGTTGATATTACCACCGAACAAGAACTCATTAACGTCTTTGGTAAGCCTCTTTCAACAGACGGACAATATGAGTACTGGATGAGTGCGTCTTCATTCCTCTCATATGGTGGTGTTCTTAAAGTTGTAAGAACAGACGGAACAACTCTTAACAACGCAAATGCTGGTGTAGGTTTTGCAAACACCACTGGCGTAAAGATTAAGAGCTTCGATGACTATGAAGCAAACTGGGCAGATGACATTGCAAACTATGTCTTTGCTGCTAAGAACCCAGGATCTTGGGCAAACAATCTTAAGATCTGCATGATTGACGATCTGGCAGATCAGACTCTTGGAATTACTACTACAGATCCTGGCGTTGCTGGTGCTGTTGTTGGATATGGAATTACAACCCCTTTAGTAAATGCGGTTATTCCTGGTGTAGGATCAACCACAGGATTTAATGGTTACATTAAGGGTATCATCACTGGTGTTTCAACTGCTTCTACAACAGCAAACAGCACAATTGATGTAAAAATTCTTTCCAGAGTTTCTACTGCTACTACCGATAATGGTGTAGAGTACCCAATCTCTTATGCAGAGTTCAACGCAAACGCATCATTCCTGGCAACGGATGCTATTGAGTTCTATAACAACTCTGGTATTGCTACAGGAAACGGAACAGTAACCACAGTTGCTTCATCGGTTGACTGGTATGATCAGCAGACACTGAATCTTACAAATACTGTAATTTTCTGGAAGTCGATCGCACCAAAACCAATCAGCAACGGATTCGTTCTTGATAGACAAGGTAAGAACGATGCAATGCACATCATCGTTGTTGATGACACTGGATCCGTAACTGGAATTCAAGGTAACTTACTTGAGAAGCACATCAGTGTTTCTAAGGCAACTGATACCATCTCCGCAGTAAATTCTCCACAGAAGACTTTCTGGAAGAACTATCTCGCACAGTACTCCGAGTATGTTTATGCTGGAGACAATCCATCTACTGGAGATGATACTTATCATGGAACCACTCCAATTGCAACTGGGTTCTCAAGTGGTTATACTAAAGTAACCGAGTCTGATGGACAGTGGAATCAAACTGCTCAAGGTATTACTTTCAGTGCTATCGGAAACGTAACATACACTCTTGGAGGAGGAGTTGATTATTCCGCAAATGGTGGAATGACAGCAACACTCGGAAATCTGTTTACTTCATACAATCTATTCTCTAACAAGGATGAAATTCAGGTTGACTACCTGATCATGGGTCCTGGAATGGGAAGCAAATTTGAATCTCAAGCAAAAGCAAATCACCTGATTTCTATTGCTGGAACCAGAAAAGATTGTATTGCTACAATTTCTCCACATAGAGCAGACGTAGTAGATCTTACTAACTCTGATACTCAAACTGATAACATTGTTCAGTTCTTTGCTCCACTTTCATCTTCATCTTATGCAATCTTCGATAGTGGATATAAGTACACTTACGATAGATTCAACAATAAGTTCCGTTACATTCCTTGTAACGCAGACGTTGCTGGACTTTGTGTAAGAACTTCCATCTTCGCATATCCATGGTTCTCGCCAGCAGGACAGCAAAGAGGAATTCTCAATAATGCAATTAAACTTGCATACAATCCAAACAAAGCACAAAGAGATCAACTTTATCCTCAGAGAGTAAACTCAATTGTAAATCAACCTGGACTGGGAATTCTCCTGTTCGGTGATAAGACTGCTCTTGGATATGCTTCCGCATTCGATAGAATCAACGTTCGTCGTCTGTTCTTGACTGTTGAGCAGGCACTTCAGAGATCAGCAGAGGCACAACTCTTCGAACTGAACGATCAAATCACGAGAGCAAACTTTGTAAACATTGTTGAACCATATCTCCGTGATGTTCAGGCAAAGAGAGGACTTTACGGATTCCTGGTTGTTTGCGATGAAACAAACAATACTCCAGACGTAATTGATAATAATGAATTTAGAGCTGATATCTTCCTGAAACCAGCTAAGTCGATTAACTATGTAACCTTGACATTCGTTGCCACCAGAACTGGTGTAAGCTTCGAAGAAGTTGTTGGTAGAGTTTGATTTTAGATTATAAATTACTAAAGGAGGAACCTAAAAATGGCACAAATTCCAACAAGAGGCATTTCA